AAACGGGCCCGCAGAGCGAGCCCGTCAAGCGAGCCTATAGGACTACCAACGCCCGGCACCCTTCATGCGAGGCATCATGAACAGTACCCAGTTGTAGAGGGCGGTCCAGGGAGACAGAGCGGGGTCAAGGTAGTGAGTCATTTTTAATCCTTAATTGAACCATTTGGTTCATCATAGTTGTCTTACAATGTTTTGTCTAGGCGAATATCCCACCATTTTCTTTTCGTTACAAGATGTAAGAATAAGTGGCGAGACGCGTCGTCGGCATGACCTTTTCCTCCTGCGAACCATTCGAGAGCTTTTAGGCGATCATTCTTACAAATGTTCTTAGCTTCGCTTGGCTTAGTTAGAATAAGATCATTTTCGGTTTGTGCAGAGAAATACCTTAGAACACCAATTACTTCAAGAGACCACGGGGCTGCGGTATTCTTGTGAGTGTTTGGGGCAATGGTAAACTTCTCTGCAACTATTTGCAAATCGCTTTGATATCTTAGACAGGCTTTCTCGACTCGTGTACACAAATCGAAGAATTCAGATTCGCCTGAGAAAAATTGTTTTGTCTCAGTGTCGTAGAAAGCCCATCCAGATGTCTTACCAGGGTCTACCGATAGAATATACCTAGGGAGCGACATAACCATTTTCTACATAAGATAAATAGGTTATAGGCATGTTCTCCTTGAATGCTTCTTCCATCTTTCGAGCTACCTGCTCAATTTCGTTCATCGGGAATGAAGGGAACTTCTGACCTTCATTCGAAGATGTACGCAATGAAAGAAACGACATAAGTGAACGAGCATTACACGTCACAAAGAACGATGTATAGATATTCACAGGGAGAACAATTCGAGCAACTTCTCGTGCGATTCCCGACCGCAACATGCTCTCATATTGTCGGTAAGCTACTTCACAAGAATTAGTTACCGCAAATCCAACAAGACGGTATTGAGTTTCATTACCATCAACAAATTCATAATGTCCAGCTTTTCCTGTTTGCACAAGAGGCCGATGGGCAGGGGGAACATAGAACGTCGGCTCTAATTCTTTATACCGTCCACTCTCTTCATTGTAGCTAAACCCAATTCGATGTCGCATGAATTCACGTGCTACGAAAATTGGTGCATGAACTTTGAAAGTGAATGAATTGTGCTCAAACGGGCTACCGTGGCGATTTTTAACCAGAAAGTTAATTAATCCTCGATTTTCCTGGCTTTCAGAGCCCGTAGAAACACGCGCGGCATCAACGACCGATTGATCCGTCGCGGAGACTTTAATTAACTCTACGCCTAAGTCTGACTTAAACTCAATTTTCTTATTCATCTTCAGAAAGTCCTCCCAAAACGTCATTAAGGATATCTTGGAAAGATGTACTCTTCTTATTCTCTTTCTCGTCTTCTTTTTCTTCATCATCAGAAAGAAGAGCTGCAAGAAATATAATTACATCCGCAATGGTGACGTCTTCCCAAGGATCTTTGTCATCATCCTCTTCGACATCATCTGCGTCTGTGTTACTAGGATGGCACTTACAAGCCATCTCAAATCCGTCATCTTTAACATTACGAGCTGCTTCATCTTTGAAATAGTTTTCACTAACTTGGTATGCGAGAGCAGAGTAGCCTGCAATGTCAACGAGACTATCTTCCTGAATTACATTGAACTTTGCTACATTTGCACCACGAGAAACTTTCATAAGAATCATCATTTGCGCAACGTCAACAGGAGTAATATGATGATCTAGGTAACTTGACCAAAGACCCGCAATTCGATCGAATGAATCAAATGCATCTCCATATTCATCTTTACGGTCGCCATTGATAATGTCATTTGCGGTGTTAAGAATGTTATTCATATTTTTCTCCCCATGCTCCTTCAAGCAGTTCAGGTTCTGCTACAATTGGTACTTTATAGTCGGTCAGGTTACTCATTGTTTCTTCAATTTGCTTCATAGTATCTACATTAGCATCCTCCTCAGGAAACTCAAAAATAATTTCATCGTGAATTGGGATACACATGTTATCACCAAATCCCGCTGCATCCAATTCAACTAACTTTCGTTTAAGAATTTCTGCAGCATGGCCTTGGAGAAGGAAGTTAACAAGTGTATACCCTTTGCCCTTTTCACAAGGCAAGATACGGCCATTTGGTGTTTTAACCCATCCTCGACCATCCTCTCTTTCTCGCTTCTTTGCGAGAACTTCAATTACTTTTTGGAATTGTTTAACTCCAGGGAAGTTGTGATCAAATTGATCAACTACATGATCCATCGTAGTAATTGGTACTCCGCCCGAAGCAGCCATCGTTGCAACACCTGCGCCGTATAGTTTACCATAGACAACTCCTTTTGTAAGCTTTCTGCGCTTATCGTTTTTATCAATTTGCTCATTAAAGATCGTGCTTGCAAGTGAACAGAAGAAATCCTCATCACTGTGAAATGCTGCAATTAATCCAGGGTCTTCACTGAAATGAGCCATTAAGCGAGATTCAATTTGTGAATAGTCGCAAGAAATTAATTTATTTCCTTCTTCAGGAATAAATGCATTTCGTACAGTAGGATCACCACTGGGCAGGGTTTGTAGCGCAGGTTCCGTGACACTCATTCGTCCTGTCCTCGCCCCACACGTCCAAATTGTTGGATGTACCCTGTTATTTGAATCTTTTAGTTCCAAGAAATTGTCGAAGTAAGGTCCAACCATTTTCTCTGCTTTACGGATATTAAGAACCGTTTTCGCAATCTCATGGTCAATACTTTTAAGAACTGCTTTATCTAAAGCGTATGCTCCACTTGGAGTTGTTTTCTCTAAAGTAATTCCTTCTTTTTCAAGAGCGGCAATTAATTGATTCTTACTCCCAATACTTTCAATTCCGTATTTCATTTGCAGGAAATTGCGAGCTTGATGCGCATAGTCAATTAACTGTTGTCGTTTTGTTACACAATATGACTCATCGATTTTCATTCCCTTGAGCATCATATTAGTGGTAACTCGGATAGCGCCCATTTCAAGCTCGTAAGCATTTCTCTGAAGCGAAATCTTCGGGTTAAGATGTTCGTATATGTGGGCGGTAAGTACAGGATCTAGTGCTGCGTAGACCCAAAATTCTGGCAGATCCCATGGAATTGTATCCCAACCCCATCCGTGTTTCTGCATCTGTTCTTTAAGGTCACCCTGCCCGACTTTAGCTTCTGGGCCAATATATTTGGCAGCCAATGGTTTTAAGCCTTTAGGGCGCAATGGATCAATAATATGAGCCATTGTCATTGTGTCATTTGTCTTCTCCCATTTCCAACGCTTAAGGTCATTTCCTGAATGGTGAATAATGAACTTCGCGTCATACGGGCTATTGTGAAGAACTAAATCTTCTTCATATTGGTTAAGAGTATCAATTGCAACTCCTGAGAACAAATGCCATGGGATAGCCCATCCTTCATTCAAGTCACCAAATTGAATCAAACGTAATGCATCTTTGTGTGGTCCTACTAGCCCTCCTGTTTCCGTGTCGACTCCGAGAACTCGACGAGATTGTCCAAGCCATCTTTTGAACTCAAACACATCTTCTGTTGTTCTCATTAAATTAAGCTTTACATGGCCTAATTTACTACTTTTCATAATTCATTCCTATTACTTCTATCTTTGATGCAATCAAGAATTTAACTACATTGTCTGTATTACGATCTTTATCTTGATTGAAGATAATTCTCTTTATCCCTGAATTCGCAATTACTTTCGCGCAATTCATACAAGGAGATGCAGTGATGTATATTGTACCTCCTTCCATATCTCGCCTATTTGCATATGCAATTGCGTTCATCTCTGCATGAATTGACGGACAAGAAGAATAATCACTTGATGTTTCATTATTTATATTTCTTAAACAGAATGAAGAACAAGTTTTCTCTTCTTCGATGTAATTGGCTGGAGGCCCGTTGTAGCCCGTAGAGACGATTCTCTGGTTAGGTCCAACAATAACCGCACCAACCCTGGCTTTGTCACATCTGGTCCTCTCTGAGATAGCAAACGCAACATTCATCCATGTTCGTTCCCAGGATGGTCTCATAGAGCGTTCACTAGGTTAAGCGTGTGGTAGAATTCTTTGATTTCAAGATTAAGTGATTCAGCAATCTCGATGAATTTCTCGTCACCCTTGTCATATGCATTTACGAGAGCGAACATTTTCGTACGAGCATCAGCGTCGTTTACAACTTCAGGCTTTACTTCTTGAATTGCTTTCTTCAAAGATACCGGGAGTGCATTTGAAGATACTCCTGATTCTTTATTTGTCACTTTGAGTGTTTGCAACATTTTCTTTTCCTGTTCCTGTGGTAGTACCTTGCGGCTTACAATGAATACTTTAACAGGTTCTCTGAGATTTGTAAAACGCCGACGTCAGGGATAGTTTTTGGGCCCATGGGCAGGGAGTAAAAGTGCACTATCAGAGCACATCGAAGATCACCAGAAGGGATAGGATCATCAGGATGACGAGTATTACGAGGCTAGGATACACCAACGTAAACGTCACTAAATCGTTGTATTGCTGTTCCGTCATACACTGCATTTTCATACTCCTGTAAAAAAAAATGAGCCCGTGTAGGGCTCATTTAAGATCAAGCCATTTTTAGAACATCGGCTCGTTGTTGTCGTCTTCCTCGTTAGTGTACACAGGTGTGTCACCATCGGACTTCTGTGGCGTACTCGAATCGACGATTTCTGCTTCTTCAGCCTTAGGCTCGGTAGATTCTACGGGCGCACCGGTTTTCTCAGCGATAAGAGCGTCCAGAGCCTCGTCATAAGCCTTACGCTCTTCATCAGTAGTGCGCTTCGAAGTGTTACGCTCAATGCGGTAAATCTTAGCCTGAGACAGCCCAGACTTGTGGGACAGCTTCTGGCGGGAAATCTTGTGTTCCTTGCGGCGACCCTCACGCTCGGACAGGTCAACCTTTGCTTCGCAGTTCTCTGCGGTATGAGTCTCAGACATTTTATCTCCTAAATAAAATCTTATTGTTACATTTTCTTTGTATTCACATTCCCTGTAAATACCGTCTTTACTTGGACCTATAATGTAGTTACTAGAATACTCTACGTAATTACTTAAGAATTCTTCGTATTCACATTCTAGGCCATCAAGAGGTCCGCCTAAAAACTTTAGCTTTTTAAACTTTTTGACGAACATATTTTCATTATATATAGATTCTTGTTCTTTGTAAACAATCTTCACTAAGAAGATTCACAAATATACATTACAGACTCTACACTATCATTTATCTCTTCAACGATTTCAATTGAAAGAGACTCATCAGTATCAAAGAAATCTTCAGTAAGAACCTTCTCTGCTGCTTCGTCATTATTCTTAGCTTTTACGAAGTATCTCACAACACGAGTTTGAATTACTTCAACTTCGTAGAGATGTTCTTTATTATCTTGTGCTTTATTACTCATCCTGTTAGCCAATCATACTTTTAAACTCAAGCGTCCAAGTAAACGCTACGATGAAAATGAATACGGAAACAATTGCAGTTGACGCATAGAGCATCGCATTTTTGAGATTAGGACGTTCGTTTAGAGTAAACTCCATTATAAGCTTGTATGCATAAGTGACAAATAGGATTATTGCGGTTATGGTGATCGTTAGGAACAAGAGTACTTCTTGCATGTTATTCTCCAAAGATTGAAACTATACCTGACACAAGTGCTATTGCGATGCTAATATGATTTAGTCTGAAAGTTGCGTTGTATGAATATTCATACATATCTTTTTGAATGCGATCGTATTGAGTTAACCTCACAGTCGATTCCCTGCCCGGTAACACTTCGAGAGAATACTTACTTCGAGTGTCTTCTTTAATGTAAGTAATCTTATTTTTATAATTACTTTCAAGAACCGAAAATGAATGTCTATAATTGTCTTCAATGAATTCATTCAATGCGCGGAATAACTCATTAGGGTTATTTGCTTCATCATAGAATTCCGAAGCAATGATCTTATTATATGATCGCATTACTTACTCCGAGATTTTCAATTTCATACATTTGAACAATTTGCATCATGGAAACATCATCAGAATAAAGTTCTCGGTTATTCACTTTGTTGAATACTTCTTGTTCACTTTCTCCTTTAACTACCATTACGAACTTGGTGTTAGCTTCGAATTCTACTACATATTCTTTCATGGAATGATAACTCCAACAATATACGCGCACGAAATGATTGACTGTGCTAAATCCATTGGACTAGCAATATCGAACATCTTCTGGTATGTTACTTCATCTCCAACCATAGTAACTACTTTGACTTGAAGGTTAACACTTCGAGAGATAGACGAGTATAGCTTAGTGAACGAAATAACTGCCTTTACTTGTTTAAGTTCCTTGTGTGTGAATGATACTTTGATCTCAGGCCCAAAATATATACTCTTGATATTGAAAGCTTTAACATCAGTATCATACGAGAAACTCTTTATGTTACTTGACAAGTATGAGCGGAATGTTTCTGCTACTTTGTTGAGTTCTTTAGTGTCTTCAAGTTCTACATCCATATAATCTTCAATGAGCTTTTGACAATTCTCAAGAAGATCAATGCAATTGTTATACATCTATTTCCTCAATTTCTATATCAGTGCCAGCGTACACGGAATCTTCATCAACGTAATCTCGGCTGTACACTTCACTCTCTAGTGAGTCGAAATCTTCATCAATGATTTGTATCGCTTCTTCTTTACTTCGTGCTTCTATAGTGGCTTCGAATGCAGTTGTAGATATCCACTTAATCTTGTACTTTTTAAGTTCCTTATTCTCACTCATTGTCTTTCCTTTTATAGAAACTCGATGATGTTGATTGTGTCAATGTCTGGACCATTTCCACTTACTTCATCTTCTTCAAGAAATTCTACGTTATAGAATGTCTCATTTCGGATGTACTCAATTAGATCTTCTTCAGAATTGATAGGCGGGCAGTTATCATCATTAATTTCAATTAAAGCTTCGCGCTCAATTGTCTCTTCGTACGTGATCCGAAACTTTTTCATTGTTTAATTCCTTTCTTAGTGTTATGCAATAGCTTGGAAGTGCAGCGAGATCAGGTCATCGATGTCTTCCCAAGATTCGATGCTTCCGCATGAAACGATTCCGTCTCCAATGATTTTGCGAGCGAAAGCTTTATCCACATCTTCGTGGAGCGAGATTTTACCGAACTTATCAATTCGTAGTGCCTGCCCGTGATCACCAAACTCAGCGATAGCTGCGGTGTACTTGTCAGAGTTTTCTTCGTTGATTTCGAATTGAACTTTGAGTCCCAACTCGGGGCGGTTTGTGGTCAAGTCCATCATCGATTGAAACAGTGGGCTCTTTTTCATTTTCTTTTCCTTTTCCTGTGATAGTACCTTGCGGCTTACAATGAAT